CCCCAACAATGGACGGGCGGCGGCTGGCAGGCGTTCTTCGAGTGGCCCGATGGCCGTGACATCCGCAATAGCGCCGGGCGACTGGGCAACTACCTCGACACCCGCGGCGACGGCGGGTACGTCGTGGCGCCCCCGAGCGTCCATCCCAGCGGCGCGAGCTATACATGGGCCGATGACCGGCGGCCGGTGGACATCCCGCCCGAGCCCGCGCCGCAGTGGCTCGTGGACCTATTGGACCCGCCGCAGCCGCCCGAGCCAGAACGGCGCGAAACCTGGCAGGGACACGGGCAACCGAGCGCCAACAAGCGCGCGCTCAAGGCGTTCGAGAGCGAACTGGCCCTCGTGGCGGTCGCGGCCGAAGGCCAGCGGAACGACAGACTCAATCGCGCGGCACACGCGCTGTTCCGGTTCGTGCGGGCCGATGAGCTCCCCGCCGACGTGGTGCGCGACGGGCTCGCCCACGCGGCCACGCACGCTGGTCTGCCCCCGATCGAGGCCATGAACACGATACGGAGCGCGGCTTCCGCGCGAGGTGTGAATGTTGGATAGCCCGAATTTTGACCCGCACGAGTACGTTCGGGCTGCCGAGGCCAGGGCCGGCGGCGGTGGCGGCAATGGCGGGGGCGGCGGAAACGGGCAGGCCGCGGCCGAATGGCCCGCGCCCCTCGACCTTGCCGCGCTCGCGCGAGAGGAGCCCGAGGCACCCGAGTTCATTGTCCCGGACTGGATGCCGGCGGGCTACGCGACGTTGATCGCTGGCCACGGCGGCGTGGGCAAGTCCTACATCGCTCTGTTCCTCGCCGTGTGCATCGCCAGCGGCCGGAGGTGGTGGGGTAAGCCGACGTCGCGGCGGCGCGTGGTCTACCTGTCGTGTGAGGACCGCAGGAAGATCCTGCATTGGCGTCTCGCGCGGATCTGCGCCTTCCTCGACATCGACATGGCCGATCTCTCGGGATGGCTCGATATCGTCGATCTCGTGGGCCATGAGACGATCCTGTGGCAGGCGCCGGCCGGGCCCGATGCCCCGACCACGACTGCGGCGTATCGCACCCTTCGCCAGCGCGTCCGCGGCGACGACGTGCTGTTCGTGGACGGGATCTCCGACACGTTCGGTGGAAACGAGAATGATCGAGCGCAAGTCAAAGCGTTCGTCAACGAACTATTGAGCCTGATCTCCGCAGACCAAGGCGCCGTCGTGTTGATCGGACACGTCAATAAACCGAGCGCGCAGGCCAACGGCACGAGCGAAGGCTACTCCGGCTCAACGCAATGGCACAACGCCGTGCGCGCGCGCATGTACCTTCACGCGGAGCTACAACAGGACCCCGACGGCGGACAACCGGAGAGCACCGGCAACCTGGTTCTGGACCTCCAGAAGTCGAACCTGGGACGCGCGGACCAGTCCATCCGCTTCGCCTGGGATGACGACGCGAAGCTGTTCACCTGCATCGACGGCGACGGCGACGCCGGCGGCGAACACTGGATTGACCGCAGACAGCGCGAGAACAAGGCGGACGAGATGTTCCTTCGGCTGCTGGACAAGATGACCGCGCAAGACCGCCCTGTGAGCGATAAGAACCGTGCCAGCAACTACGCCCCCAAGCTGTTCGCCCGCAACCCCGAGAGCGACGGCGTGACGCTCCGAGACTTCCGCGACGCCATGGAGCGGCTGTTCGACGCCCGGACGATCAAGCTTGCGGACTACAAAGATGCATCCCGCAACACGAGCAAGCGCATCGTGCGAGCCGATCAATGATTGTGCGCGTGTCGTCTACATATAGTAGGTCACTACCTGCGTCCGGTGCGTCCGGTCTGCGTCCAGCGGCGCGTAAGTCCCTGATTTTGCCCTGCGTCCGGTCTCTGCGTCCGGTGCGTTCGCTGGGCTTTAAACCCCTGGAAAACCTATGCGTCCGGTGCGTGTCCGCTGTGCGTGCGTAATCCCCCCGGACCCCCCTGGCGCGCGCGCGCGCGCGTGAGGCGCGCGGCGCGCTTGGTCGCGGGGCGCGCTTCGAGTTCCAATGCCAACCATGGGAGGCCATGACCAATGACCACGAACCACAATGCCACGACCATTGTCGCCGCCCAACCGGGCTGGTGCGTATGCGAGCCCGTCGGTGATGACGGCGACCCTGTGGCGGACCTTGGCGAGCTCGAAGTGATTGCCTGGGCTATAACCTACACGGCCGGGGGCGGTGAGCCAGAAGGCTATGCGGTGCCTGTGACCGCCGACATCGGCATGGTGCGCGAGGACATGATCCTGCGCTCCCCATCGGGCCGGTACTTCCGCCCCTTCGACTGCGACTTCGGCATCGACCGCCAGGCGGCCGTCGAGGCCGAGCGGGCACGCCAGGCCGCGCGCTTCGCTCATGCCGCGTAACCCCGGCCGTCGCGGGTCCTTTCCGATGAAAGGCAATGCGGTTGAGGCTGCGGCGCGACGCTTGCCCAGCAACAGACCAAGAACAGAGTTGACAGGATAGGCCGCATGTCAACGCACACCGCAACGGACGGCGAGACGCAGAGCGAGTTCGCGCGGCGACATGGTGTGAGCCGCCAGAGAATTTCGACTCTAGTCAAACAAGGGCTTCCGCGACTTGACAATGGCCGGGTCGATTCCGACGCGGCGGACGCCTGGATGGCCGCGAACCTCGACCATGCGCGGCGTGAGCGCCAGCGCGGCGGCGACGGGACCGCACGCGAGCGGAAAGAGGCGGCCCAGGCTGCGTTGGCGGAGCTGGACTTGGCCCGGCGCCGCGGCGAGCTGGTGGAGCGCGCCGCCGTAGAGCAGGCGGCGTTCGAGCGCGCCCGGCTTGAGCGCGACGGCTGGCTGACGTGGGTGTCGCAGGTGGCGCCGACGGTCGCAGCCGAGCTTGGCGTGTCGGAGCGTGACGCGTTCACCGTCCTGGACCGGCTCGTGCGCGAGCGCCTCACAAGCTTGTCGGAAGTGACCTTGGAGGACCTACGCCGTGACGACCGCTGAGCAGATCGTCGATCGGATGTGGCGTCGGGGCATGGCGCCCGATCCCGCCATGACCATCGCCGAATGGGCGGACCAGCACCGCCACCTGGCGCAGCGCGCGAGCGCGGAGCCGGGCCGATGGAGCACAGCGCGTGTCCCGTACATGCGTGAGATCATGGAGGCGTTGAGCCCTACCAGCGACGTCGAACGGGTCGTTCTCCAGGCCGGCGCACAGCTTGCAAAAACCGAAGTTGGGCTGAACTTCACGGCCTTCGTCATTGACCAGGCGCCGGGCCCGATGATGCTCGTACAGCCTACGGTCGAAATGGCGAAGCGCGTCTCGAAACAGCGTGTGGACGGCATGGTCGAGTCCACGCCGCGCCTTCGCGAGAAGATCCGTCCGGCGCGCGAGCGGGATTCCGGTAATACGGTATTAATGAAAGACTTCGCGGGCGGCACGCTGGTCATGACCGGGGCGAATAGCGCCGTCGGGTTGCGCTCGATGCCCGTGCGCTACTTGTTCCTCGACGAGGTGGACGGCTTCCCACCGGACGCCGGCGGCGAGGGCGATCCCGTGGTCCTGGCGGAGGCCAGGACCTCGACGTTCATGCGTCGCAAGGTTTTTATGTGCTCCACGCCGACGGTGGACGGTGCCAGCGCCGTTCAGGATGCCTACGCCGCGACGGATCAGCGCGTGTACGAGCTGCCATGTCCCGAGTGCGGCGACTATCACGCGCTCCGCTGGAAGGACATCGTATGGACGGATCTCGGGCGCGAGCCGGACAACGCCGCGTGGGTGTGTCCGTCGTGCGGATCGATCACGGAGCACTCGCACAAGGCGTCGATGCTCGCCAACGGCGCCTGGCGCGCGACGGCGGATGGCCCGCCGCGCGTTGCCGGCTTCCACCTGTCCGGGCTCTACAGCCCGTGGGTGAGCTGGGGCAGCATCGCGGCCGAGTTCATGCAAGCGAAACAGACCGCCGAACGGCTCAAGGTCTGGACGAACACGCGCCTGGGCGAGACCTTCGCCGACATCGCCGACGCGCCGGACTGGCGACGGCTCGCCGAGCGCGCCGAAGACTACGAGCCTTCCACCGTTCCGGCCGGCGGCGTTGTGCTAACGGCCGGCGCGGACGTCCAAGATGACCGGATCGAAGTTGAGGTTGTCGCGTGGGGGCGCGCGCGCGAGAGCTGGTCTGTGGATCACCGCGTGCTTGTCGGCGACCCCGTGCAACCGGACGTCTGGCGGCGCCTCGATGCGCTTCTCGAGGAGCGCTTCCCGACCGCGGCCGGCGGCGCGTTGCAGATCCGGCGGCTCTGTATCGACACCGGCGGACACCACGTCAGCGACGTCCACGAGTGGGCAGCGCGCCATCCCGGCGAGCGGGTGATGGCGATCCAGGGGCGCGACTCGCTCGCCACGGCCATCGGCACGCCGACGACGGTGGACGTCAACTTGCGTAGCGGCAAGCGCAAGCCGCGCGGCGGCAGGTTGTGGCCGGTGGGTGTGTCCCTCTTGAAGTCGCGCCTGTTCGCCTGGCTGGCGTCCGATCCGCCGCGTGCCGATGAGGAGATGCCGCACGGCTTCTGCCACTTCCCGAAGTATGGAGACGAATACTTCAAGCAACTGTGCGCGGAACGGAAGGTCAAGCGCAAGACGCGCACGGGCTACATTAAGTTCGAGTGGGAGAAAGTCCGCGAGCGCAACGAGGTATTGGATTGCCGCGTGTACGCTATGGCGGCCATGGAGACGCTACGTCTCGACCGATGGAGTGAAACCGACTGGCAGGCGGCGGAAGCCCAGCTTGCGGCCCCGGAGCCGGGACCGGCGCGCCCGTCTCAGCCGCGGGTGCGGCGGTCCTCGTGGTTGGAGTGAGGGCGTCCCCGCCGCGCGCACAGTCCCGCCACGGACGCCAGCGAATAACGACGGACAACACCGCATAACACGACACAACACGACAGTCGCCGACACGGACGGAACGGTGGGCTTGACAAGTCGCGGGTGTTGACGACGGCGAGCTCCGCGTGCATCTTCGGCGGGAATACTTAGACAACCGCGCGAGAGCGCCGGCTTGACCGCCATTCTGGACCACACCGGCACGCCGATGTCCCGCCCGTCCGCCGCGCCGACGCGCGAGCGTCAGCTTGACGCGGCCGGGCACGGCAGCCGCTGGCAGAAAGCGCCCTTCCTACAGAACTTCGCCAGCGAGGCTGTGCAGGGCGGGCAAATTATTCGGTCGCGGGCGCGGTACTTTGCGCGCAACAACCCCAATATCAGCGCGGCCGTGGACGCCTTGGTCGCCAACATCGTGGGCACCGGCATTCGCCCGCAGCCGCGCCATCCCGACGAAGCGACACGCCAGCGCCTGAGCGAAGCCTGGGAGGACTGGCAGGAACAGGCGGACGTCACTGGGCAGCACGACTTCTACGGCCTACAGGCATTGACCGTCCGCCAGATGGTCGAGGCCGGCGAAGGCATCCTGCGGTTCCTGGTGCGCGATGGCGAACTGCGCATGCAGCACGTCGCGACGGACCAGCTTCCGTTCGACGATCACCGCCGCGTGACCAACGGCGGGACCGTCCGTGCGGGCGTGGAAGTCAACGCCGACGGCGCGCCGATCGCCTACCATCTCCACCCGGCGCGCATCCTCGATTTCATGGAGCCGGTTCAAACGCGGCGAATCCCGGCGGCGGACGTGCTTCACGTCTTTCGCCAGCTTGAGCCGGGGCAGCCGCGCGGGGTGACGTGGTTGCTCCCGATCTTGCTGACCATGCTCGACCTCGACCAATTCGAGGACGCGACCCTCGTGCGCCAGAAGGTGGCGGCGATGGCGGCCGGCGCGGTCGTGGACGTCCAGGGTGAGCAGACGGGCGTGTCCGGCACGACGGACGGCGGCTTCGCGGACGCCGAATGGAGTCCGGGCATGTTGTTCCGGCTGGACCCTGGGCAAGATATTCGCTGGTTCAATCCGCCCGATACTGGCGATCACGGTGAATTTGTCAAGCACAAGCTCAGGATGATTGGCGTCGGGATTGGCGCGACCTACGAGTTGATTTCCGGGGATTACTCGGAACACAACTATTCGTCGCTGCGTGCCTCGTATATCGAGCTTCGCCGGCGCATCCGACAAATCCAACAGTCGGTCCTGACGCACCAGATGCTACGACCCACGTGGCGCCGGTTCGTGGGCCACCTGGTCTTGCGCGGAGAGCTGGACGAAGCGGACGTGCGCGCGAACCCGCGTCAGTACGGCGCGGCCTGGCTGCCCCCGCGTTTTGAAGCGGCCGATCCGCAGAAAGACGTCGAAGCCGAGCTTGCCGAGATTCGGGCCGGTTTGAAGTCCCGCAGCCAGGCCGCGCGCGAGCGCGGTATCTCGGTCGAGGAACTTGACCGTCAGATCGCCGAAGACGTGGCGCGCGAGCGCCGGCTTGGCATCGCCCCGGACGCGAGCCCGTCGCCAGCGGCCCAACAGCCGAGCGGAGCGAACGCATGACAACCGGACTGGAAACGCGCTTCGCCGACACGCGCCCGTCCACGTTCGACGCTGAGTCCCGCACCGTCGAGGTGGTGGCGGCGACCGAGTCTCCGGTCCAGCGCCGCGACATGCGCGGTTCCTTCCAAGAGGTGCTTCGGGTGTCCGACGACGCCGTGGATCTGACCCGGATGGAGGGCGCGCCAGTTCTCGACAGTCACAACCGCTTCGAGCTGGACGGCGTGATCGGGCGCGTCGAGGGCGCGCGCATCGAGGCCGGCGAACTCAGAGCGCGGCTGCGGTTCTCCGGTCGCGACGACGTGGCGGGCATCGTTCGCGACGTGCGCGACGGAATCATCAGCCGGGTGTCCGTGGGCTATACGGTGCAACAGGCGGAAGACGCCGGCGCCGCGCGTTCCGCCGACAATGGCGAGCGCGTGCGACGCATAACGAAGTGGACGCCGCGAGAGGTTTCCCTCGTGGCGATCCCCGCCGACGACAACGCAACCGTCAGGAGTTCGACGATGGCGAACGAAGATCCGGCGCCGGCGGCTGATACGCAGCCGGGCACGCCGTCCGCCCCGTCGCAGGGGCAGGCGGCCGTGACGACGCGTGGCGAGCCCGCACAGCCGGGCCAGGGGCAGCCGACACAGACTCGCGCGTCCGCGTCGGAGCTGCGCAGCATCGCGCAAACGGCCGGGCTCGGCGACGATTTCGTGGACCGCTGCCTCGACGCCGGCATGACGGGCGCCGATGCCCGCGCGGCGGCGATGCAACAACTGGAAAACCGCACGAGCAACGCGCCCATGGGCACCGGCTCGCGCGTGTCCCTCGTGCACGATCACGAAGACCCGGCGAACGTGCGTACCGCGATGGCGGACGCGCTGGCGAGCCGCTTCACGGGCGAACAGCCGCAGGGGCGGGCGCAAGAGTTCGCGCGCTTCGACGAGCTGTCGATGGCGGCCGACCTGGCCCAGCGCCGGGGCGGCCGGCTGGACCCGCGCGATCGCCACGGGGTTGCCGAGACGCTTCTGTCCCGCCAGGGGCAGCACGTATCGAGCGACTTCCCGGCGCTCTTGGAGGACGCCGCGAACAAGATTTTCTTGTCGCAGTACCAGCAAGCGGCGCCGACCTACCGGCGCTGGGCCGCGCGCCGGTCCTTCAACGACTTCCGCGCCCATCGTTTCCTTCGCGCCGGGGATTTCCCGAAGCTCAAGGAAATGCACGAGGGCGGCGAACTCGACTACGGCACGCTCTCGGAGAACAAGGAAACCGTCACGGCCGGGGAGTACGCGCGCGGGATTTCCATCGGTCGCAAGATGATGGTTAACGGGGAATTCATGTCGGCGACCGGCGACTTCGCCACGCTGGCAGCGCAGCGCACAGCGGCTGACGAGAACTCCATGGTCTACTCGCTGATCTCCGGCGACGGGCCGAAGCTATCGGACGGTTTCAACCTGTTCGACGCGTCGAACCACGGAAACAAGGCGTCCACGGGCTCGGCGATCTCCGTTTCGAGCATCGGCGACGCCGTGGCGGCGTTGCGGGCGCAGAAGTCCTTGGACGGAATCCCGCTGAACCTGCAGCCGACGTTCCTGCTCTGCGGTCCCGAGAAAGAGCTCGAGGCCCGTCAGGTGCTGGCAAACATCAACCCGGACCAGGCCGCGAACGTCAATCCCTGGGCCGGGACGATGAACCTCGTGGTGGACGCCAATATCAGCGGCAAACGCTGGTACGTGGCGACCGCGCCGTCCGCCGCGCCGTCGATCGTGTTCGGCTACGTGGCCGGCAACACCGGGCCCCAACTTTCGACCGAGATCGACTTCGACACGCGCGCCTTGAAAGTTCGCCTGTGGCTCGATTTCGGCACCGGCGCGATCGACTATCGCGGAATCTACCTCAACGAGGGCGCGTAAGCCATGGCGACCGTCGCCGAGCTTGAAGCCCGCCGCGACGCACTACAGCGGGCGAAAGATACCGGCACCCTCAAGGTCTCGTACCCGGATGGCAGCGCCGTCACCTACCGCGATGACGCGCAGATGGCCGCGGCCATCCGCGACCTTGAGCGCCGGATCGAGTCGGCGAAGGACGGCGGCGGTCGCGGCCCCATCCAAGTCACGACTCACAAGGGAGTCTGAGCGATGAAAAACTACGTCCAACAGGGCGCCATCCTGGATCACACCGCCGCGTCCGCGATCACCGGCGGCGACCCCGTGGTCATGGGCGATAGCGTCGGAATCGCCGTCGGCGACATCGACAGCGGCGGCGGTGGCTCCGTCGCGGTCGAGGGCGTCTACCAGGTCACGAAGGCCAGCGGCACGGCGTGGACGCAGGGCGACGCCCTCGACTACGACGCCAGCGCCGGGGCGTTCGACAAGGACATCAGCGGCGCCTCCGGCGACGTGACCGGATGCGCGATCGCGGCGGCGGACGCCACGAGCGGCGCCACGAGCGGCAAGGTCAAGCTGACCAATCCGGGCACGGCGGTGTAACCGATGACGGACCCGTTCACGATTGGACGGGACGTCATGTTCGGCGGCCCTCGGACAGTCGCCGCGACCTACACGGTGGCATCGTCCGGGGCGTCGGCGGATGTCACGCTTCTGGAATATCGGAACAAGGACACCGAAGGCGAGGCCGGGGTTATCGACACGCAGGCGCGGACACGGATCTACGAGCTGCGCATCACCGAGATGGCGGACAAGCTCGGCGTGGACCCGGTGCGCGGCGACACCGTGACGATGCGCGGGACGGACTACGAGGTTGATTCCGCCATGATCGATCACGGTTCCGAGGTGTGGAGCCTTGGCCTTATCGAACCCTACTGAACGCGCCGGCGGCGGGGCGCGCAATACCGCCGCATGTCCATGTGGGGCCCCATTCGGCGCTGGGCAAAAAGGCCGAAAGCCCGCGGCGGTTTTCCTTTCTGGCCGCGCGGCGGGCCGGCGGCGC